CGCGCAACGTGAGCGGGGGCGTCAGCAATCATCGGTCGATTCTTTTGCGTGTCTTGTCAATCCGAGTTTAGCGAAGAGTGCGAAGGTGCCAGCGGCGTCTCGCGCGTCGAACTGCAACGCGCTATATGCCGTCCCTGTTCGCGCCGTATCGTTGCCGAGTGTCTTGATCCCAGTGTGGTTTCCCTGATTTGTGCCCGCTTCATTACGACGAAAGAACGAAAGGACAGAAGATATGCCAAAAACGAAACGAAGAAACGCCGGAGCCTCGCTACCCAAACACGCGCCAAAGCGTACAGGCAAAAGGGGAATCAAGCCGCTTGACGCTGCCGAGGACTTCGATACTCCGGTAAAGAAGGAACCGGAAGAAGTCGAGGTAAAGAAGCCCCGTCAAGCCCGCTTGCCGCAGATGGAAGACCCGCAGATCGAGGAGTTAGAAGCGGGAGCCGAAAGCTATGCCGTTGTGCGCGACAGGCGCATGGAACTCACCAAGCAGGAAACCGGATTGAAAACGGAACTGCTCGGCATGATGAAAAAGCATGGGAAGACCAGTTACGTCCACGACGGATACGACATAAAAGTGGTCGTCGAAAACGAGAAATTGAAGGTGCGCATCAAGAAAGAAGAGTAGAATCCCAACCAAGGCCAAATCCAAATCTGAGGAGGATTCATGAGAAATGTTCGGTATCTCAGCCCAGTTCTCGCAGTGGCACTCTCGCTATGTTTGGTTGTATCCGGCTGCACAACGTCTTGGATTACCACTGCGATCAACGACATTCCCGTGGTGGTCCAGATTGTAACTTCCATCCTGCAAATCGTCGCGGCCGCGTCAGGCAAAGGCGCCGACCCCACGATGATCGCGCAGGTGGGCAACATCGGGCAGCAAGCGCAATCCGACTTGCAATTGCTTAACTCGCTGGTCTCGCAGTATCAGTCCGCGAGCGCGGCAGCGAAGCCGGGGTTGCTCAATCAGATCGACGCCGCGCTTACTACGGCGCAGGGCAACCTGAATCAGATTCTTGTAGCCTTCCATGTCAATGATCCGGCATTGCAAGCCACAATTGCAGGTTCAGTGGGACTGGCGCTATCCGCATTGCTGGAAATCCAGTCGTTAATTCCGCCGGCACCGAACGCGCCTGCTACCCGCATGGCGATCAGCGCTAAGGCTCTCAAACCGCGCACTGCGAAACAGTTGAAGGATGAAGCGAACTTCATCTTCCAAAGCCACGGTTACAGCCAGTACGTAATCTCATGACACTTCCACTATCCACAGGGGGCAGACGCTACGGCTTTCTGCCCTCGCCAGTCGATAATAGGGATTATGGCCTCTCCTCATTCGCACGCTATCTGACCGTGGGCCATGCTCCGGGCGGCAGCGTGGACTTGGAACCCTCCTGTGGGCCGGTCAAAGACCAGAAAGAACTGGGAGCCTGCACCGCGTTCGCCGGCACAGGGCTGCGCGAGTTTCTCGCGCGCAAGTACCAATCGCAAGACCCAGTACTAAGCCCGCTATACCTCTACTACAAAGAGAGAGAACTGGACGGTGACGTAGGGCAAGGCGATACCGGAAGCTTCGGACGCACCGCGGTCAAGGCGCTCAATCAATTTGGCGTGTGTCTCGAGACGCAAGACGCGTACGTGTACTTCAACTTCCAGATTGAGCCTACTCCAGAGCAGGTCACCGAAGCCCTGGTGTGGAAGTCTGGAGCCTACCACGCGCTCGGTAACGTCGCGGACATGCGCTCCTGCCTCGCCAGCGGCTACGCGTTCTGTCTAGGCTTCTCGGTATTCGAGTCCTTCGAGTCTAAGTGGCCCGATGGCGTAACTATGCCGGTTCCCAACCAATCAAGCGAACAGGTGCTCGGCGGACACGAAGTACTCTGCATAGGCTATGACGACTCGCGCGAGGCGCTCAAGATTCGCAATTCTTGGGGACCGGACTTTGGCGATGCGGGAAATTTCTGGATGCCTTACAGCGTAGCGGCCAATCCAGACGTTGTGAATGAGGCTTGGATCGCGCACCTCGGCCACGCATGGGCCTAGTTCTCGCCGGCAGAAGCCTCTTGGACAGTCTCCACGTTGTTCTGCAGGACTGGCGGGTACACTGTACCCTTACGTATCTGGCAGTGGATGTGCTCGTTTTCGCTTCCCGGATCTTCGAGGAACGCGTAGAAGTGCTCGCCTAGCACCGTGACCAAGGTCGCGAGAGCCAGTTCTTTATCCGGCAGGTCATGTGTGCGCACGTCATAAGCTTCTCCGCGGTGATGAGGATCATCTGGCCCGCTATGTAGACCATCGCAAGCAGAAGTAATTGTAAGGTCATGCTGAATTTGGCTCGCGACATAGTTGAGAGCTCCTAGAATCACGAAGCCACCTGGCGCGATGGTTGTAAACTCGACTCCCGGCTTGACGCGCACGACAGGGATCATTTTTTTTCCTTTAGTGCGGCTTAAGCGCCTGAATAGCCACCGCTCCCGAAGCCAGAGCAATCAAGGCGTTGATCACCAATCCGATTATCAACCATTTGGTATCACTGCGGCTTTTTTCCCAAGCATCTTTGTTTTTCTGAATGTTCTCGCTGAAGCTGGTGTCTTGGCGGAGTTTATCTACGACAGTTTCCAACCGCTCTACTTTCTCTTCCGCCTCTTGCGCTTTGTCGCTGCCGCGCTTCTCTATCAGGTCTACGCGCGTTTTCAAACCTTCGAGCTCGGCGCGTTCCGCTTTCATGTGCATCATGGCCATGATGGCCTTGATGTCCAACTCAATTCTGGAAAGAATTTCTTTTACGCTGTACTGCACATTCATTTCACCAGCACGTGGCCTGGGCATTAGGGAGCCTGCCCCTGCCTTGGCGGGGGTAAGGTTGGCAGGTATAGTGGATTTACCCATATCACAACTTTACGTGCCTCCGTCTAAGCCTTGGGAGGTTCGGGGACAGTAACCACTATTTTCTGTTCCCCGGTCTTGGCGTTCTGCGCGTTCACCGCGTCTTGGAAATTAGGCGACGCCTCGATGCGTGTGGCATAGGCTCTCGAGAGGTTGCCAGCCAGTGTATTGCAAAATTTGAATGAGAACTGGTACAGCATCGAGGAGGCTGCGGTCGGTGCGGGAAGTGACCCGACAAACGATATGGCTACATAGTAAGCGACCAGCGCAGAGATCGTAGAGTGCGTTTGTAGAAAGGCAATGATCGAACTCATAGGGCTAGGCTCCTCTCACCGTCGAGATAGATGCTACCTCACAAGTCTCCTAAAATGCTTAATTTTCATTTGATGACACAGCCGGTTGCACCACAATTTACCGTGGTTGGCGGGCTGGAGATTTGTGAGTAAGAGTAATCTCCAGTCACCGAGACTACCGCGCCAGTGCGACCGTTGAAGCTGGTTACTCCTGCTGGTGCCGCCACTCCTAACTGCACGTAGGCTGCTCCGTTGAGCGACTGCCAAAGCCCATCGGAGGCAAAGCAATAACTGGTGAGGCCAGCGGCGATGGCCGGACACGAAGCGTGCGCGATGGTGGATTGAATAGTGATCGGCGGAACGACGGTCTGCGCCTTTAGTGACTTCTCGTTCAGCAATAAAGTGACGGTCAAGACAAATACTACATACGTAGCGAACAAAAGCCCGATTGCAAATCTCTTCATAAAATCCTCCTCACGGTTTTACGATTATGCTTCCGCTGCCTGAGATAGCCCCTTGACCTGAAAGATTTCCCACCCCTGTTCCGGTCAACGCCACGGTCTGCGGACTGTTACCCGCGTTGTGCGCCACCGTCAGCGTGGCGGCCAAGGCGGACAAGAGGTGCGGAGTGAAGGTCACGGTGATGGTGCAACTGTTCCCGCCTGCTAACGACGCACCGCAGTTATTCACTTGCGTGAAGTCGGTAAAGCCTTGTGCATCCACCGCGCCGGATATAGTGATGCTAGAGATGCTCAATGACACCGACGATGGATTGGTGAGCGTGGCAGCCTGCGAAGCCGATACCGAACTGCCCACCAAGCCGTTCCCAAAAACTATCGAGGCGGGAGTAAGCGTGGGAACAACCGCCGTGCCCGTCAGCGGGATAGACTGCGGACTGCCCGTAGCGTTGTCGGTGATGCTGACGCTGGCCACTCGGGAGCCTACCGCCGTGGGAGTGAAGGTCACGGTGATGGTGCAGGTATTCCCTTGTGCCACCGTCCCGCAAGTGTTGGTTTGCGAGAAGTCGCCACTATTGGTTCCGGTTATGGAGATCGAGGAAACCACAACGTTGCCAGGACCGTTATTGGTCAGCGTGACCGATTGCGTGGCACTCGCTACCGCTAACAATTGGCTCGCGAAGGTAAGGCTGGTGGGATTTAGAACAACCACTGGATTGCTAGAGGCGACTTGAAACGCTCCGATGGTCCAAGATCCGGACGTCGGCCTGCTTACGCCCGCATAATCGGTGCACAGCGGCACAAGGTTGCCGGTGCAGAGCGAAGTCAGATTGGTTCCTACGCCTATCGCTGGCGAACCCGTTTGCGGCTTCCCAGTGGAATCTAAGTTGGCGCTGGCTACCAGGCTAGAGTGCGTGCCTTCCCCGGAGAGTCCTTGCCAGGTAGCAAAGGTATCTGTGCGCGATCCGTTCCACACGAATGCTTTGCTGCCGCTGGTCTGATAATTGGAATACAAATTGTAGTCAAGGCCGGAGGTTGCGCTGTTAGCGGCAAGGACCTGATTTTCCAGGTCGATCATGGTGGAGGCGCCGTCGACCACATTGTTCATAAACGACGTGTTGCTGCTGGTATTCCCGGTGCCAGGATTCATCAGCACGCCACCATTGTTGTTGAAGGCTACTGAGGCCGCTCCCGCCGCACCTGTACCGGTACAACCGGAAAAGGAAACAGTGGGAATGACGTTATATCCGGTGCCTTGATTGGTCATGTTTACCGCGGTCACTGAACCGCCGGTAACGACCGACATCGCAGTAGCGTTGCCGTAACTAAAGGCCACAGTTGGAGCGCAGGTATACCCCGAGCCACCCGCTGTAACCTGCACATAATTGATTAGTCCTGTTCTGCTTACCCCGGTCTGGACGAGGGTGTTGTTCACAAACAACTGGTTTGCTCCGCCACCGTACTGCCACATCGAGAGTGGATCATCGATGCAGTTGGCTACCGTGCAGAGGAAAATATTGTTGAAGGCCGTAAGATTCTGGACAGCGACTTGGTTAAAGATCGGTCCTGTAGTATTTGCCGTGTGGGGTCCATCGAACAGGTTGTTGTACATCAAGACCGAAGATGCCTGCGTTTGCGAATTGAAGAAATGGAATCCGTCGTGATGGTACTGGTTGGTGAGGGTATTCCAGTTGGTGTGGTCGTGCGAGTGGTTGTCGTGCAACACGACTGAATAGCAGGCCGGATTGCAGGTCGACTGCATCACGAAATCGTGGTCGTTGTGGAAAAACTCATTGTTGGCGAGCGTGACTACCGGATTTGGAGAGGACTGCCGGGGATTGAGACTGACGTTAAACGAGCAATCGTGCAAGTAACTATTCTGGATCGTGACATTGCCCATCAACTGGTCGGCCCACACGCAGTTGGCTAGATGCGCGCCATCGGCAAAGGAGCTGTCGTTTATGTCGTTGTGGACGTAGCCGGGGCCGACTTCGAGGTTCTGAATCGTCACCGACCCGGTAGTGCCTGACACGTCGATTACCTTGACCCCGGTGACTGTATTAGGGAATCCGCTGGGCGATCCGTTCGCGGTGTTTTGGATCTTCTCGGTACAGGCTACGAATGCATGATTCTGCCACCCGCACGCCGCTTGCCCGGTAACTATCCAAGAATTAGTGCTATTGGTAATCGCCAATAAATTCGTCGCCGCTGATTGAGCTAGCTTCGCGTTGAGTTCAAACTTAAGCGTTATCAGTCCTGTTCCCTGCGAGGTAGGGTTGGCGACGGTGGTAGAAATTGTCCCGCACAGATGTAGGACCGTCCCGCTGCCAATCTGTCCATTGTTGGTTCCCCAGTTTGCTGAAGTATTGAAGAACGAAATAGCCTTGGCGTTCGCACACGACGAGCCATCCGCAGATCCCGCAGCCACTTGCGCAAGGTAAATATCCGGAGGAGGTTGGGCGGTAAAACTCGCTCCTCCGAGTGGAACGATGTCCCATTTAGGTGCTTGGGAAAAGAGCGAAGAGGTGCAAGAGGCGAGGAGCGCCGTTCGCGCAGTATTGTAGGCGGTAGTTCCGCTATACCCCACCGTCCCGGAGTATGTGCCCATATTGTTGCTGTTGGCCGTGCTGGTGAGCCCGTAGCCAAAAGAAAGCCCGGCGATGGTTTCTGCGGCATACCCTTCATCGGAACATTGCGACGCTCCCCATCCGCTTACTGGACGCGGCCAAGGAGTGCTTCCGGTTCCATAGTAGGGATAGAGCGAACCGCTAGCCACGCTGCAGGGAATGCTGGCGCAGCCTACGTTGGTAATTCCTTGCGTCGGAGAAGCGTTCGCGCCCACGGTGGGGATAACGTAATCTGCCAGTATGCCTACGGTCGGCCCGGTCGGATCCATCGTTACGTTGATGAAATAATTCGACTCCCACTGAACTAACGGGCACGCGCCATTGGTATGCGGGCAGAATCCAAGCTGGTCGATCATGCCCATCATGACCGAGGTATAGGCATTCATGAAGTTGGAATCCGAGGAGTAGGAAGGCGTGCAGCCAGTGTCCGTCGGTAGACAAGGTCCGTTACTGGCTGAATACGCGGTTGTACCTTCAAACAGCGTTCCGAAGACGCCGCCTATGTAAGGGTAGCTGTTTCGTACGGTGTTCCCCCAAGTCCACGCGGCCACATTGCCGTTTCGAGTGCCACTGCAATAGTTCACCTGAACCGGCGTTCCGATGCCGTTAAAGCTGCACGGAATGTTGTTGGAACCTTCGATAGAGGCTAGGTTGGTGCGGAGCTTGTCGAGCAGGTACGCCTGCTCCGGGGAACCGTCGACGGCAACCGTGGCACCCAGAGCCATCTGCCTAAGCGCCCAGACCACCGCGCGGTCCTGATCGTTGTTATAGATCGCGTAGCCGATAGCTCCTTGCCGATGAGAAGCGCTTCCGGCGGCAACGCAAGGTCCGAGGCTAATGGAATTTCCAACCGCATTTCCGCCCTGCATTAGCTCCTGCTCGTAATAGTTAAACTGACCGGACATCATGTACGCGACGTAGCTGGTTTCCGGCCAATGCGAGTCGTCAAGTCCGCCTTGCCCGAGGATGCCGGTGTCGCCAACTGGCGAACCAGTTCCGCCGTAATTTATGAACTCTGCCGGAAAATTCGTGCTGCAACTGGTGGCATTGTTTTGGTCGAAGTCTACCTGAGTACGCGCGTTGATCGAAACAAAGCGTCCTCTGGTCTGCACCGTATTGTTTGGAGAGTCAAAGAAATGGCTGTTGGGCTGTACGTCCCTTTCACGGAACCAATATGGGATTACCGCCGCTGCGTCGGCTTCGCCAGGGGTTACGACATTCAGCATGTTGGGATCTTGGGTGATAAGCGTAACGATGTCGGCGGTTTGCAGAGGTCCGTGATAATACGCGGCTCCTTCGCTACCAAAACCGCGGTTGCTGCCCCCTGAACTGCATTGGTCACCGGTGGTGCTGCTATTGGAATCCCCGCAAGAGGTGTGAAACCCTGGAAAGAATCCTACGCCCAAACCGGATGTACCATTTCCGTTGGCGACGTCGGACTTGTTGGTGTTGGCGTTGTTCCAAGCGGTCAAGAAATTTTGCGGATTGGGATAAGGATGTGTGGGTGCCGCTCCCGTCGCCATGACTAAGGTGTTCGGGTCCCAGTTAAGGAATAGCTTGGTTGATGCGAGATAGGCCCAGCGGTGATCGGTATTCAGAACCCCTACCAAGCATCCGTTTTGCGTGCCTAGACCAGTCCCATTGGTGCAAAACATATGATGCCACCGGCTTCGAGTAAGCACCGTTTCACTCACCGGAGAAACACCACCGCCGCTAAAATAAACGTTGGCGGGACCGGTGTTACCAGCCGTTAGGGTGTAGGAGTAGGTCTGGTCGCGGGCACTCTGCGCGGTGGTTGTCGAGGCCCAGTCATTCTCCAGCGTGTAGCCCAGTTGAACCTGATTGGTCTGCGGATAGAACCAAGCCTCAAAGATGGGGTGCAGTGGATTCCCGGTTTGGCCATCGGTGTTCACGTCAAAAGCCTGCGCCGACCGGTCCTCTAGGATGACCGCAGTGACCACCGGACCTTTCATCCAATACCAGCAAGGGTTACCTGTCCCTCCTGCGCCGATCACGCCGTCAGGGTCGGAGCCAGTAGCGTCGCCGCAGGTTGAACCCGCAGCGGTAAGCATGGTGCGCGCCGAAATGTTGTGGCTGGCCGTTCCGGTCAACTGGATTTGCCCATCGAAGTTAAAGCCCGCCGCAAGCATCTGCGCCGGTGTGAGGAATCCGGTATTGTTTCCGCTCGCTTGGCTTCCGTAACGGCAAAGCATTTTTTGCCCGGGAGCGATGGATGGGATAACGAAGCTGACCGCCGCTGTTTTGAGCGAGCCGTCCGGCCAGCGGTTCCTCACGTCGGTTTGCGTGGTGGCGATATGCGTAAAAACCCCCGCACTGTTGGTGCACCACGCGTCGGCGAACTGAGGAACGTCGCCTTGCCGGAATTGAGCGAAGTGGGTATAGGGCTGGTTGGTCAAGGTCGAAGCGGAAACGTTGGTGATGTCCACGCCAGGGCGCCGGGGAGAGAAGTACCAGCTATCCCGGTTAGGGTCGTTAGTGAGCGTGAAAATGTCGTAGGCCGGAATATATTGAAAGTGCCCAAAGGTTCCTTGATCGCCGGTATTGGAGTTGGGCGTGTTTTGCGGGTAGTCCACGGTTTGCGTGGTACCGAAGGTTTCCGTGTAACAGTTCCAGGTTGCCGGATCTAGCAGATAGAGGGGCTGCCCGCCGGTGGCTGGGCCTCCATTCATGTACAACCGCACCATGCGGTCGATGGGGTCCCACATCGTGCCGGGATACTGGCCGTTGTCGCCGAGCTGCCCGCTGCCGCCTGCTTGGATGCCCGAGCAGTTAGTGAGCGTAGGAGTCTGAACAACTATCCCAGTAGCGGCCGGATTTGCGGTGCTGAAGTAGTGAACGCCGTCGCCGCCCCCTACGGTGATGAAGTATTGGTGGATGGGGTCCATGGTGCTATAGGAGTGATTGCCTACGGTGAAGGTTCCCCGGCTGGTGGACCAATTGTTGGTGGTGGTGTCGAACACTCGAATGGTCGTGTCGTTGTCGTCCCCGATCCACACCTTGGTCGGGTGATTCACGTCCCAATTCACGTAGTTGTACTGGTTGCCCAAAGGATTGACGGACGGGCTCAATTGCGTCCACACCGGATCGCAGCCCGTCGCGGAAGTGGAAGCCTGCGTGGTCAAGTTGGTAGGCGAGCAGGAAACCTGAAACGAGTTCATGTTGAGCAGCCAGGTGGCGCTCGAAGAATTTCCTTGCGGAGCCGTTCCGCCGCCAAAAGAAAGCATCTTGTCGATAGGCGGGATGTAAGCGAGGTTATTGTAGGTGTGGCGACTACCCGGCGAATTTGTCGTGGGCGTGCATCCTGGGGTAAAGGTGCACGCGGCCAGCACCTCGACCGTGTTGACGTTGCCAATGATGTTGTTGGGATTCGCGGGATTCGTATAGCGAACCATCACCGGGCAGGTAGCCGGTGCCGAGCTGCCGATGCAATTGATCTCCAACCCAAACAGGTCGTTGCCCCAGTATCCGCTGTGCCCGCCTTGCCAGAAGACCACGCGGTTGCGGGTGGTGTCCAGGAAGGCGGTGCTGGAGTCCCGGAATCCACTGCCGAATCGGGTAGCGAACGGGAAGCCAAAGCTCGTAAAGCCTAGGTTGTTCGGGAAGGTGTCGGGAACGCTAAAGTTATTGTTCTCCGGCCCACCAGCCATCGCGGAATCTGGAATCTTGTACCAGCCCGGAGTCTTGTTTAGGACGGGCGTTTGCGCCTTGGCAGTCACGCATGCCAAGAGCAACAAAACGATTGAAAAAAACTTTCTCATTGGAAAGCCACCGTGAAACTGCTTGGAGAAAACGATCCACCGTTCTCGAACGGGAAGGTAAACGGCCCGCAATTAGTGGTGTTCAACAACGCTCCATCGGAAGGGTCAAATGGCGAGGAGGTTTCTAAGTTCAAGTCGGCGCTAGGAGAGAACCCTATCATCCCATATTGCATCCCAGATACGCCGCCTGACGCTGCGATAGCCGAAATAACTACATCATTCGTTCCGGTACAGGTGATGGTCGGGCTGACTGGCAAGGTCGTGCTTGTGTTTGTCTTTGCTCCCTGCACATCGAGAGTCCAGCTTCCACTTGAACGATGAAACTCCCATAAGGAGAACCCTGCGTTACTTGTACTTCCGGTAAGAGTTGGGGTGATAGAGGTGACACCAGAAGTGCTACTTAGTACGTAAGCGCAGCTTATCCCGCTATTGGCCCCGCAGGTTCCCGTGCCAGTCGGGATAGTCCACGTTTCGCTCTTGTTATCCGTAATACTTGATAGTCGCCGTCCACTGGCCCCGGTATCCCCTTCGACTAAAAATAGTAGGTTCCCGGAACCAGTTGAACTAAGTCCCGTAAGCGCCGGGCACGCAGGACTACAGGTCACCTGTCCAGCGCTTGCTCCACTCCTTGTAGGTAGTACGTATTGAACAAGGCTGAAATTAGTGGAGCCGGTAAAGACAAAGGGACCCGCGCTGCTCTTAAAGGCTATCGCGCTCGTGACAATGCCAGGAGCGCCTGTTGTAAGAACGGTAGGTGATGTGCTGCCCGCTGAAACGTTGAGACCGATTCCATTACCTACAGGAGATGTTAGATAAGGACTGGTCCAGGGCGCTCCCCCATTAGCAAACTGCCCGTTTATTTCATACTCACAGCACACATAAACGAAATCCGTTGCTGTGAGCGATAAGGTAGGACCAGCGCATATTTGGGATGGGCAAGTGGCGTCATCATTGTGTCCACTGGTGTCAAAGGAGGCTGTGTAACCAGAAGGAGGTAGAAACTCAGCAAACTGTATAACAAACTTACTTGAGGTAGACCCCGATAAAGTGACGGTAAAGGATTGCGTTCCAGTGGTGCCGCTAAGGTTATAAGCTAAATCAGAGTTTTGCGTCTGCGTTCCGTCATATACATGACACGAACTCGATGGGCAGAGACTCCAAGTTCCCCCTCCACCTGACACAGAAGAGATTGTAACGTTGTCACTGCTGCTTGGATTATCCTCACTATCCATCTCGCTTACGATCCACACTGAACCGGCCACCGTAGGAGCGATACACTCCGATCCGGTGCCCCCTGTGCAGGCAGCGAAGCTACAGCTATTGCCCGCGTTACAAGCTGCCTGAATGTTGTTCTGCACCAGCGTCCAGCCAGAGCTAAGTTTTAGCGGAACGCCACCGGCCTTCTTCAACCGTTGATACTGATAGTTTTGCTTTTGTGTTTGCGGAAAATATAACAGCGTCAACAAAAGCAAAAAGACAGTCGATACCTTCATCATGGAGTCGTTCCTAAGGAGTCGTAGTCTCCGAATACTCGTATGTCACTGCAAAGCTCCCTCCTGTGACCGTTGCCGCATTTAGGTTGACGGTAAGCTGCTGCGCCGTGCCTCGCAGGACAATCGGTTTCAGCGGGACAAACATGTACATATCGTTTGCCGAGGTATTCCCCGCGGCCATACAGCCGACCAGCGCGGTATCGATGTTTCCCACTGCGGTTCCCGTCGTGGGATTCGCGGTATAGGTTTTGGGCACCGAGACGCCGGCGGCATAGTTAGAGTCATCCGGAACAACCGTCATGTTTGCGGAAGTCCCTGCGGTATCCGCCGTGGACCGCTTGATCAGTTGCAAGGTGATGATCCCCGCCGTGGTCTGCGTGCAAGTCACGATCACGCGGCTGACCAGGACCGTGTTCGTGGCATTCCCTGGCAGCACCGCAATATCCGTGGCGGAAGCAGCGGAGGACACGGTAGCGGAAGCGTGGTAGCTGGTTGTGGTTGTGTCGGGGTAGGTCTTGATGATTTGCCGACCGTTAGTGTCCGCGAGTGCATCTTGTAAATTGCCGGAAGTATCTTTTAAGCCTTCCGCAGTGGCGTTAGCCGGTACCGCCGAGCCGGTCGCGCCATGCCCCCAGTTGGCAATTGCGGAATTGTCGTTGGCCACGTTAACGCGCTGCGAGCCCGTTCCGGAAGCGCCGTTACCCATCAGCGGAGTGACACCGTTGATCTGCGACTCGTTGACCGACTGATTCGCTGCCAGAGAGGAATCGTTTGAGATAGTCACACGCGGGATACCTGCCCCGCTTGCTCCGGTGCCGGTGGAAACGTTGGTCCCGCCGAACTGCGCGACGTTGGTTGAGGCGTTCGATGGAGGAGTGGTGGTCACTGCGCCAGTCACCGTGACCGTTGGTATCGGCGTGAAGTCGAGGGTCAAAGTTCCTGTCGTTGGATAGGTGACGCACGCGAATATGGCCTTAATCTGTGCGGCGGTCAGAAGCCCAGCCGCAGCGGTGAATTGCTGCGACGTTGTGCCGTTGGCCGGAGAGACGCTGAAGGTGGAGCCATCGTTGAGTGCGTTACCTTGCGAGTCTACGCCTTGAATCTGCAACGTGCAGGTGGCTGGCGATCCGGTGATCGACGCCCAAGTGAGTTGCAGCGTTCCGGTCTGACTGAATAGAGGATTACGAATCGCCGCACTCGTGCGCGTAGTCGTGACATCCTGCGCCGTCCAGATGTTCACGAACGCAAAGGAAACAATTGGATCTTGAAACGATGGGTCGGCGCTAGAGCCATTCGAGATCAACACTTGTCCCGCCGTGCCCGTTGCAGGAGTTACCACTGCGCTTGTATTGCCTTCGCTAACGACGACGCCGTGCGCCGTACCGGGGACAGCTATGGACGCAGTTCCTATACGTTGCAGTTGACCCGCCGAAGCTATTTGCCAACCGTTTCCATTGTTGTCCCACTGCGACACTACGGCAGTAGAACCTGACAGCGTATGAACCGAATCAAGGATATTACTTGATCCCGTCGCCGCTGTGTTTTCCCCGCGCTGAAAAGCCGTTGTGGAGCCCGTGAGTGCCCAGTTCCATATCTGCGGGTTGGTCGTGCTGTTGATCGTGTTGCTGGCCGTTGCCGCCGTGATGGTGTGCAACGGAGGAGCTCCGCCGGCGCCGCCGCATGTCCCGCCTGAATCCTGAAGCACGGTCGAGGCTGACCACGAAGCGCAGTGGCCCACGGTAATCGACCCTGTGGGAGTAAGAATGCCAGCACTTGCGAAACTGTTTGCTCCTATGCCTCCGTTAACTATCGGCAAAATTCCCGATACTGAACTGGCATTACCAAGTGGCAGGGCTCCGAACACGGGATCGGATGTGGCGTTCACGGAGAGCAAGGGCTGATTCGCCGTGGCGTCAGGACCAGCAAAGGCCACAGCCGAAGTCCCTTCACCCAACATGACGCCGTGCGCGGTGTTTGTTACATTACCCGTGCCGCCACCGGCTACGCCAAGATTACAAAAGGCTGGATCAGATGATGCCCCGTTGGAACACAATGGCTGTCCGCTGGTTCCTGCGGAGGTAGAAGTCAACTGAGGGAACGCCACTCCCACGATAGCGACGCCGTGCGCGGTCGGCCCGCTGTTATTCCACTGAGTGTTGTCCTTGAATGTCGTGCCGTTCAAACTGGACTGGATGGTGTGGGTAGCGGAATTGCCGACGCAAAGAAAGTCTATGCCCACTTGAGGAGTCGGGCAAGTCGATTCAGTCCCGCTTATCACCAGAGCGTTGCTGCCGTTAAAAGTTACTTGCGGCACATGCAGGAACGCGCCGTTATCGAAGAACGACGTCTTCGTTCCGTTTACCTGCAAGTCGAAGATGTCTCCTGTAGGAGTCGGAGCCGTATTGAGAGTAAGAGGCACAGCGCTTGCCAAGCCCGCCGTTAACGTGAGTATGGGATTAGTCCCTGTGAGTGTCCCAGCGAGCGACGCAAGCGCCCCAGCCGTATCAGTGACCAGTTGATTTGCCGTGAAGGTGGTTTGATTCGTTCCGCCGTTAGCAAATGACAGCGGCGTGATCAGCACGGCGGAGTTGGCGGTCATATTGCCAGCCACATCCACATTAAATAGCGTGCTGTTCAATGCTGCATTCTGAAGCGTCAGCCAATTCCCGGTTGGCGAGCTGTCTGTAAAACGGTGTCCGGTGATCGTGTTGTTGGAGTTGGCGAGTTGCGAGAAGTCGAAAACACCCGTTGCAGCCGTGTAGTTGCCGTTGGATGTGCCTCCGAAAGTACTTGAAGAATTGTATTGGAAATTCTTATTTGAGCCGCCGGGAGTTCCTGTGCCTCCAGAGCAATTCACAAAGGCCATCACTCCAGATCCGTTGGACGATACACACTGCACGCCGCTGGAGTCGGCAGACGGGAGTTGCCATGTTACGTTGCTTCCAGGGTTTGTGGCTGGGCCGGTCAACTTTACCCAATTCGTTCCATTAGGACTAAAAAAACGAATGCCGTTTGTATTAGCGAAAGATTGGTCGGCTGTCCACGTCTGGGCGAGAGAAGGAAACACAATCGTTCCGCTGGTGTCTGGCCATGTAATCGTGCGGTCGGCTGTAATTGTTCCTGTGTGACTAAGTAGGAAGTTTGAACCAACGCTCATCGCGAAGGATTGTCCACGAAGCATAGATACAGTTCCGGCCGGCACGCCCGCTGAAAAACTGGATAGGTTATTGGCTATTTCCCATGCTTCGTTGTCGGACTTGGTGCCATTTGTAAAATTAATTAAGGTTGGAGCGTAAAAATCAACCGTATGGCTGGTATCCACGATTCCTGTTAAGACCAGTCCGGCTGTGTTTGGAGCGGAGTTGATCTTGCATAGGCCGGAGAACCACTGCCACTGCCCATCCGCTGTTGTGACCCCACCGAAGAACAAAACTCCTCCGGCATTGATAGTTGGTATGCAAGTATCCCCAGCACCAAACCCATTGTTGTTGATCGCGAATTTTACTGGAGGAGCTTGATTTGAATACCCATTCGCCGTTTGCGAGCGTGCCCACACGCCAAAAATATAGAAGTCTCCGACCGCAACAGCGACGTTATTCTGTGTATAAAAATTTATGAATGACTGGCCGGAATTGGATGTCACACGCCCAGCATTGTTGGTTCCGTCCGGAGCGGCGACGCTTATCACTGTCCCTGCTCCCGGCCCAAATCCCCAACTGCCGGGAGTAGTTGCTGCAAGGTTAGCTCCTGGAGCAATAGAGGGCGCGAAGGACCTGCGATGTACGTCTATGCCTCCGGCTGTCACGATTCCGTTATTGAATCCATATTGACCTGCACGTAATGCAGTCTTGCCTCCTGCGGGAACCGCTGATCCCAGAGTGTGCATGAACCCTCGAACGGTCCCATCGACGCGTGTGACAATTACAGCGTCTAAAGCAGCGAAGTTTGGATTGTCTACCTGCACATCGGGAATAGTCACAGAAGGATCGGAAACCTCAACGTTATCCACACGCACGATGGTCGGATTAATGATTTTTGTGACTAAAATCGGCGGCATGTCAGGATCAAAGAAATCGCCTTCGTAACTGACGTTGCGAATGTAAATGCTACCCCCGTTCGTCCCAGGAACTATGCGGATTCCACCGTTGTTCAAGTTTATGTCGTCAATAAAAACCAGTCCGCTGCCCGAACCGCTTCCGGGATCGAGGTTGATAGCGGCCGCTGAAGCCGTGATAACTTGTCCGGTCCCCACCGAATTATTCGGACCAAAATTGTTGTAAGTGAAGTGCGTTCCGTCCACGATTGAGGCGACGGTATACGTTCCATTGAACGTGTCGTCGGGAACGTTTTGTATTGTCACCGTGTCGCCGTTTGAGATGTTGTTGGTCGCGCTCGTGGTGATGGTTGTAACATTCGACGTTCGCGACGCCCCAGTGCTAGAAGCAACCGTGAATATGCCTTGGACGCACCCGCTACCCACGATACCTTTGAGCCAAATCCAAAATGAATTAGATCCGATGTCTAATCCAGGCCCACCACCTGCGCGACACGAACCGTGATTCCATCCGACATTGGTCAGACTGACGCTGCTTACGCCACCTGTAGTGCGATTATTGTTGGAATCAATTCCTATCTTCACATAGGTATTAAGAAATCCACCGAGGTTCAGATTCCTGAAGGACATGAGTTGTTGAGTTGAAGAAATCCAAAGCGCTGGGTGCACCAGGTCAGTGGAACCTCCGCCATTAATCACGCACGCGGTTTCATGTCCGTGTGCAGCACCACTGTCTTTTCCTAGGCAATCGATGGTCAGCGATTGACCAGCAGAAGGATTCCACTTCAGCCAACCTGACGGGGGAGTAGCGAAATTAGGATCGCCAGAGCCCATTATCCACATGCCTTGATTTGCCGCTGGACCTCCGTAATTCACGGTGCTTGAGATATAGATGGTCCCCACTCCAGCATTTGTGACAGAACCGCCCGGAAGCGCCTGTAAAGCAGCATAAACAGTCAATTTTGCGCCAGTGAAAGAGAAACCGTCATTTGCATCATTCCCAGCAGCGGACACATATTGAATTGCCGGGCTCCCGTTTATGCAAGCCGACAGTGTGCCATTGACGTTACATTGCTGATCTCCGTTGATGCCGCCAGCCTGACCAGGAAAAGGTTGTTGCTGGCTACGTCCGGAAACAGCGCAGACCAGCAAGAGAAGCAAAACGAGGTAGCGTCTCATCCTGTTTTCCTCAACGGTTCTGCGGCATGGTCGTAGGTGCCGCGCGGATTGTGGACTGCGGAGCAAATCTTGCACACTGCGATGTGGTGCGCGGGCATGGCTTCCTGCACTATCTTCCCGTCCTTCAAGCCTTCCTTGCCCTTGACGGTGAACTGGATGTCTTTCTCGCTGGTGACGTGCGTGGTCGGTGCATCTTCGCGCGGGATAGCCAGTGCGAGCGATTCGTTACAGGCCGCGATAACTAGTTTTTTAATTCTCTGCCCTTCCGGGTCGTGCGTGATTACGTCCATGTGCCGGATCGACTTCGTGACGCGTTCAGCTATCCGATCAATGAATTCTGCGTAGGACATTTGTTCCTCCGTTAGCCTACAATTCCGGCCGATAACTGCTGACAATCCTCAGAACTTTGGTCAAGGTCTCGAAACATATCGTGTGAGGTCGCACCGTAGACTTCTCCGGCTGGTTCCTGCTGCATCGCGCTACTCAGCATCCGTTGGTATGCGCTCCTGTAATGTTGTGCGAGGGTGGCGATAGCCATCGGGATTCCCGCGTACCTGTATTTCCCGAAGCGCGTGAATTCCAGAATCATCTGGTCCCAGCACGGCATGTCAGAAGAAAAGAAAAGTTTGCGCGAGGTGAGTAAAGGCACCAGCGCCTCGACCGACTTCATTTTCATTTCCGCCGAGTGCGGGACGGGAAGATAATCGATCGGCAGGTACACTCTTTGCTCGCGCATCTTGGAGTCGATACCTGGCCCGATGAGGATGGGACCATTCTTGTCATCGAAACCAATCTTGCGAAGGCACCACTTACGATGGGCGGTGAAGGTGGAATCGATAATCTTGTCTGTGCTCCACAGTCCGCGGAAACAGTCAATCACGTACAGCGAGCCGTCCGGAGAGAACCCGCCTACGATTCCGGCCGCTGGATCAGTGGTGTCATCAGGATTGAAACCCGGATACCAAGCCATGAACAGCATGCAGTTGGAGGGGATCTGCGTGCGCGAGACGGTCTGAGCGACCAGTAATTCGCGCTGGAAACTTTGCGTCCCGGTCGGGGACGGATTGTTCATGTATTGGCAGGAGAAAATATACGGGTCTTCGCGCTGGATGGCGTCGAGGTTTTCTTTTTCCGGATCGTAATCCTCGTCGGTGCAGTGTTCCTCCGGAAAGAGCAAAGTCTTTTTGCCTTGCTCGTCGATTCTCCAGCACGCGCGCACGAAGATGTCCCAGTCCTTGCCGTGCCACATCTGGCCGAAGCCGTCGAGGTCTTTAACTTTGTCCTTGCCGTCTGGTCCCTTGGGAGGAGGATTTGATTCGATAATGTCTCCCCCGCAATCAGAGAAGTCGTATCGCGTGTCGATGAAGTCGGAGTATCCGCGAGGCACCAGCGGGCGAGTAGACTTCCAATCCTTGGTGGTCTGCTGTAAAGCGGTTGGGTTTTTCGAGTTGTCCTCGTTCACCACGTCGTCGCCCTTGCGTAGGTCGTAGTGGCCCGAGGCTTTTACAGTGTCGGCGGAAGCTACAGATAACGTGGGTTCGCGCCAGAACTGATTGCGGTTGGGAAGTGTGACCTCCCCTTTTTCTCCGTAGGTTAGTCCGCCGCAATACTCCGGGTAGACTTCGCGCATGATGGGGTTTTTCTCGAAGTGAAATGCCCACTCTTCCACCATGCGTGCGGCGAGCGGCTTTGTTCCGGACATCAAGAGCATGCGGATATTCCTGAAGCACAGCGCCCATTGCACCATGTCGGCAATATCCAGCGTGGTCTTTAGGTGCCCGCGAGGATCAAACAGAGCTCGGTTCTTGCGGCGGGACTGGCGAGTGATCGGAACGGTAGGGTCTTTACGGACAAAGAAATCGCAGACAGGTTTGTGAACGCGCTCGACCAGACGCGGCTTGTCAAACATTCCGTCGCCTAAAATCTCCTTGGCAAGAAAGAATAAATCTCTCTTGCCACGCTCCGCGATAGTCGAGCGTACTTCGGTGTCCATCAGGACTTGGCCCCGACTGCTTTCTTGGCCTGGTTAATACTAATTGCGATGGCCTGCTTGCGGTCCTTCACTTTTGGCCCTTTTTTAGAGCCTGAGCGGAGTCTACCGCGACGGAATTCTCCCATTGTCTTTTTTATCTTCGCCTTCACGCGAGGCGAGGACATGATGGACTTCCAGCCCATGCGTAGCAGCCTCACTCAAACGAACTGGTTTTAATCTCGTCCCGTTCTAAGTAGGCGATAGCCGCCTTCATGCGTTCAGTATCTTCTCCAAAGAATCCAATCCCGCGATTACATCTGTCGCATAGTAGCCCACGGTTTTTCTTGCTGACATGGCAGTGGTCTACGGCAAGGCGTCTACCAGAGCGATTCGTCCTCTTACAAATCAAACAAACTCCACCTTGCGATTCGAGGATGCGGTTGTATTCCTTGAGAGACATGCCGTATTGCGCACGCCTTATTTGGTCTGCGTGCCTCGCTGATTCTTTGGCACGAACATGAGGTTGGCGATTATGAATTCTCCAGTATTCACGCCAATGCTCACGGCAATAACAGAGCACGAGGCCACCTGAAGTTATAGCTCTTGGCCTGTCACACTTTGAGCAGAGCTTTACTGGAGAGACAAGGTTGGGCATTTGGCCCTACCTATCTGTCACACGGTCATGGTACTGCGCGGATTCAGACAGGCCGGAGCGATACGATTCCTGCAACGTCTTCCCGTTCAACTCTTGCATGTCACCGATGGAGTTCATCGATCCGGCTGGCCGGTCGCCGTAGTGCTCGAAGTTTTCGAGACTGATTACCGGGCCAGAGGGAAACGCCAGAGTCTTCGTTTTGTCGATGATCATGTCGCAGCGCGAAGTGCTGGCGATGGGAGGAACGCTGCCAAATATATTTTTGTTTCCGGGTTCGTTGTTGCTATCGGCCATTGAAGCCTCCTCA